AAAAGCGTTAGCGTGGCTCTGCGGTTTATCCGCAGTTCGAGGGGATTGGGGCATTTTCCCCAACAAGCAAAAATGCGCCGGGTATATACCGGGGCACTGCTTGCCAATTTGAAAAAAATGAAAGGAAGGACTTTATTTATGAGAAATTTAGAAAAAGAACAGAGGCTAGGAAGAAATGGAATAGAAAATCTGTGCATTAAGCCGACGTTTAATTACTGTACTGGTGAAGAGCAGTTTACTTTTTTCAAGTTACCAAAATGTCTAATAGATGATGCATGCTTTTGGGGGCTGTCAATAGATGCAAAACTTTTATATGCAATCTTTTTAGATAGGGTTTCATTATCTATAAAAAATGGATGGGTAGACGAAAACGGAAGAGTATTTATCTATTATTCTGTAATAAATATTTGTGAGATATTGAATTGTGGAACACAAAAAGCCTGCAAGTTATTGGATGAGTTGGAGACGTTCGGGGCACTTGAACGTAGGAGACAGGGACTTGGAAAACCTAACAGGATCTATTTGAAGAAAGTGTTTTGAAAGATATCCACATAAGAAAAAATCAAAGCACATAAGACGTAAAAATCACAGTCAGTAATTTTGATTTTTACGATTACAGAGTTTTTATTTCTACAGGTCTGGAACCGAAAAAATCAAAATCTAATAAGACTAATATTAACAATACTAATTTTAATAATACCTATCTTATCCTATCTGGTCGAAAGAATAATGTCTTGGATGGGATATGATGGAAAACAATAACAGAAAGGATTTCAATTATGGTTAAAAACAAAGTAGTTATAAAAGAAAGAGATGCATGGAGTGATTTGGCGAATTTCATTGGAGAAATGGTTGCAAAGTATGCAGACGCAATGGGACTGGACCAATTACCGGATCCTGATAATTATCTTCGCATGAAGAGAATAAAACAGTTGTACATGGAATTATATAAAACAGAAAAAATTGAGAAATTCAGAAGTATTATCATTCCTATTGAAAGAAATGCTGCGGCATGATAGAATGACCGTATAGACGGAAAAGAAATCGATAAATACGGATATATAACATAACGGAGGAACACACATGATTATCAGTGAAAGAATTTTTTACATAATGGAGCAGAAGAACATGAGCCAGTTGGAACTGTCGAGAAGAACCGGGATTGCAACAAGCAACATCAGTGACTGGAAAAAGAAAAAGACAAATCCAAAAGCAGACTGTCTATTATCCATATGTGACGCATTGGATATTACACCGGAACAGCTTTTAACGGGAAAAGGAATTGATCCGGAGTATAAAGATGCAGATATGGATTATGAAGTTACCAGGTCGGATATTAAGATATTAAAGCAGATTCATAGCCTTGGAGACGAACAGTATAAAAGATTGATGGTATATATGAAGGCATTGCAGAAACTGGAGCAAATGGAAAGCATTGTGGAGGAATAGCCTGTGAAGTCGCAATTGACCGAGCTCTTTGAGCGAGGGATGCTTCTTGTCTGAAGGGCATGAAGAGGGAATATACAAGGAATGCTAATAACAAGGAATGTGTGATTTCATAGCAACAGAATAGGAATCAGCAATTTATAGAAATTGTAATTGATTGGTTGGGAGGACGAATGGAAGGAACAAAAGAATTGATTACTACGGATGAGATTCGTAATAAGGTGTACATAATTCGCGGTCAGCAGGTAATGCTGGATAGAGATTTAGCGGAAATATATGGCTATGAAGTTAAAAAGTTAAATCAACAGGTAAAAAGAAATATAGAAAGATTTCCGGAAGATTTTATGTTTCAATTGGCAACTAGTGAAATTGAATCCGTGAGGTCACAAATTGTGACCTCACGAAAAAATGATTTTTTCGCTGGGCAAGAAGGTGGACGGAGATATTTGCCATATGCATTTACAGAACAAGGAATTTATATGCTTGCGACAGTTCTTCGCGGAGAATTGGCAGAACAGCAGAGTATATTTATAATGCGCACTTTTAGGGAAATGCGACACTATATTAGTCAAAATCAGCAGTTTGTTACTAGAAATGAAATGGATCTTTTAACAGCTAAGGTTGGAACGATAACGGAGAGACAGGATCGAATGGAGAAAAAAGTAGATTCCATTCAAAAAGATGTGACTATCTTAGCGGATAACTTCATTACTGATAAAGATAAGAAGAATTTTGTTATCTATAAAGGTCAGAAGTTAGAGGCTGACATTGCTTACATAGAAATCTATCAGCAAGCAAAGAAATCAATCTATGTTGTGGATGATTATATGAATGCAAAGTCATTACAACATCTTTCACAGAAGGCTGATGGTGTGGAAGTAATTTTGTTCACAGAGAATGGAAAAGGTGGGAGAGGATTTCTTACAAACTCTTTAGTGACGGATTTTCAAAATGAATATCCACCGCTCCGGATTAAGCCTAATCCTGATTGTCACGACAGATTGATTGTACTTGATTATGGTGAAGAAACAGAGAGGGTATATCATTGTGGAGCATCCAGTAAGGATGCAGGGAAAAAGCTTTGTGCCATTAATCAGATTACAGAGACAGCAATCATTCATCCGGTAATAGACAGATTACTTTCATTGCCGGATAAACAGATATAATTAGCGGGTCATGATCTGACCGAAAAAAATGATGTTATGAGGTGATAAGAATGTCTAAAGAAAAGATAAAAGTGTATCTTTACACCCGCGTTTCCACAACCATGCAGATAGACGGCTATTCTCTAGATGCACAGAAAACAAAAATGAAAGCCTTTTGTGATTATAATGAGTATGAAATTGCCGGTGAGTATGAGGATGCAGGAAAATCTGGTAAGTCAATAGAGGGAAGAATTGCCTTTAATCAAATGATGGACGATATCAAATCAGGAAAAGATGAAGTGTCTTATGTCCTTGTATTTAAGCTTTCCAGATTTGGAAGAAATGCGGCAGATGTTCTTGCAACATTACAAGTGATGCAGGACTTTGGTGTGAACCTGATTTGTGTAGAGGATGGAATAGATTCATCTAAAGATGCCGGGAAACTTATGATATCTGTTCTGTCAGCAGTGGCAGAGATTGAACGTGAGAACATCCGTGTTCAGACAATGGAAGGCAGGATGCAGAAAGCCAGGGAAGGCAAATGGAATGGTGGTTTTGCACCATATGGATATGCTCTCATTGATGGAAAATTGGTAGTGAATGAGGAAGAGGCAGTAGCTATCAGAACGATATTTGACCAATATGTAAATACAGATCTGGGAGCGAATGGAATTGCTAAGTATTTAGAAAATCATGGAATTCATAAGATAGCCAGACAGAATGGCAAAAATCCATTATTTGATGCTGCTCTTATCAGAAGGATTATACAGAATCCGGTTTATAGCGGTAAAATCTCCTATGGCAGAAGACGGACAGAAAAGGTTCATGGTACAAGGAACGAGTACAGGCAGGTTAAGAAAGACGATTATCTGTTGGTAGATGGTTTACATGAAGCTCTTGTATCAGAAGAAGTATGGGAGCAGGCACAGGTCAAGGTTGCGGCACAGGCTAAAAAGTACGAAAAGGTCAATCGTGATAAGAAAGAAAAGATACATCTTTTATCTGGAATTCTGAAATGTCCTGTCTGCGGTGCCGGAATGTATGGCAACAAGGCCATTAAGAAACGCAAGGATGGAAGCAATTATAAGGACTTTTATTATTATGGCTGTAAACACCGGAATATGACCAGAGGTCATAAATGCGATTATAAAAAACAGGTGCATGAAGAAATGCTGGATGCTTCTGTTGCAGAGGTGATTAGTAAACTGGTAAGCAATCCTAAATTTTCAGATTTAATACGCAGCAAGATAAATATGGAAGTAGACACCAGTGCATTAGATCAGGAAATAGCAAATTACGAAAAACAATTAAGACAGCTATATCATAATAAAGATACAATCTTGACAGATATTGATTCTCTGGATTATGAGGATAAACATTATCAGCGAAGAAAAACGGATTTAGAGAACCGTTTGTACAAGACTTATGATAAAATAGATAAAGCAGAGGAATTGCTTATATCTGCAAAAACTAAGAAACGCGCTCTGCTGGCAGACAAGATTACCGGAGACAATATCTACAAAGCTCTCATTTTCTTTGATAAGCTGTATGCCAAAATGAACGAAGCTGAGAAACGAGAGTTCCTGTCACAGTTAGTGGATAATGTGCAGATTTACGAAGAACGTAAAGAGAATGGACAATGGCTGAAATCCATAGAATTTAAGTTGCCGATTATAGAAAAAGAGTTTACACTAAGTTTGGACAATGATACACAAAATGAGACGGTTGTCTTACTTTCCAAGGGCGCTAAAGGTCCGGTGGACCTTTGCTCAG